GCAAGGGCGCTCTGGGCGACCTTGATGTCCTTGACGTTGGTGAGGGTGTTGGCCATCGGAGTGGTCGGTGGGGTTGGTGATGCGGATCAGGTGGTGGCGAGGAGTTCGGCGCGCTGGTCGTCGGTGAGCTTTCGCCAGAAGGCGGTCTGGGCGACCGGGTCGGTGATCGCGGCAAGTTGTTCGGCCAGCGGCTTGCCCTGCGGCTCACCCTTCGGAGTGGCCGGGGCCGGCTTCGGATTGGCCGCGCCGTAGTATTCGGCGGCACGTTCTTCAGCGGTCTTGGCGTCGGCCTTGAGCTTGTCGGTTTCCGCCTGGGCGGCCTTGAGATCGGTTTCGAGACCGGTGATCAGCCCCGCCGCGTGTTCGGCCTGCTCTTTGAGCTCCTTGTTGGATGCGGTGAGCGTTTCGTTCTCCTTGAGGGCTTCATCGAGGAGTCCCTTGGCGTCGGAGAGCTGCGTTTCGAGGTCGCGCTTCCCGGCCAGGGCCGCGTCGAGTTGTTCGTCGAGCGTCTGCATTTGCCGGTGGCTCCGGTGTCAACCGAGGTGGCGGAAGCGGATGCGCCGCTCGACCTCGGCCCGGGAATCGGCCACGCCGGAAACCAGCCCGTGACCGAGTGCGGCGGACGCGGCGAAGTGCTGTCCTTCCATCGCGCCATCCGCCACCTGCCGGCGGGAACGCACGGCGTCCTTGAACTGGCCCCAGGTTTCCTCGACGCCCTGCTGGAGCCATGCCCGCTGGTCGTCGGTGAGACTGGTCCCCGGCACGCCCGCACCCTTGAACTTGCCCGCCGCGAACACCTCCACCTTCACGCCCGCCTTGGCGAAGGCTTCGGAGCGATCCACGACCGGAAGCAGCACGCCGATCGATCCCACCCGGGCGCTCGGGGCGGCATAGAGGACATCAGCCTGTGAGGCGACCCAGTAGGCGGCCGAGCACATCATGCCAGCGCTGAACGCATATACCGGCTTGCGGGCCGACGCATTGCGCACAGACGCGGCGAGTTCCGGGGTGCCGTTGATCGAGCCGCCGGGAGAATCGATGTCCAGTAGGATGGCACCGACCGCACGGTCTCCGGCGGCGAGATCCACCGCGTCACGAACTGCCTCGGTATCGCAGGCACCGAAGAACCTGGCGATTGCGTCGGGACGGCGCAGCATCACACCCGAGAACGGGATCACGGCGAGTCCGTCATCGACCGTGGCGGCTGGGTCGTCGCCGCTGTCCCCATTGGCCGAGAGCGCCACCTCCAGCCGCGAGACGACCAGATCGGAAAGCGATGCGTGGGCCTCGGGGGTGATGAGCCATGGGTGATGGTACAGCAGCTCGGGAAAGGTGGCGTTCACGCCGGGGGCTGCGGTGTCAATGACGACACCCCGCCGCTCGGGCGGTAGAGCAGTTCCAGCGGCACCTGGTATTTCTCGGCCAGTTCGAGGAGCGCCTTCGCGTTCTGGGCGCGGATCTCCATTTCCTCGGTGAAGTCCATGCCGAGTTCCGCGAAGTGCTCGGCCAGCGTCTTGAGGCCCATCTCCACGTCCGCCCGGTTCTGCTGGGCTTCGCGTCCAGCATCGACGGTGATCCGGCGGGGAGTGGTGAAGCTGACTCGCGTCCAGTCCTCGATGGGCGAGAGCTTCCCGCTGTTGATCGCATGGCCGATGACGAAGAGCCATGTCGGCCGGATCATTCGCTCGATGAGGAGCGTCTGGCGCAGCGAGAACCGCCGGTCCGCCTTGGCCACCACGAGCCGCACGCCCGCACCGCCGACCTTTGACGAATCGGCCGCGAACTCGAACGGGATCATGCCGAGCGCGGAGTCCCGCCGCAGGTGCTCAAGGAACCCGGTGAACGTGGGCGACGGTCGGTTGCTCTGGAAGCTCTCCAGCGCCTCGTCCGGATTGAGCCGGACCATCTTGCCACCGACGATCTTCTGGAGGGTGGCCGGGTCGCTCGGTTCCAGCGCGGTGGTCGTCCCCTGGATCTGGAAGTCGCCGCTCTCGTCGCCGTCGTTGCGGTTGCTCTTCAGCACGCGGGCCACGTCGGCGTTGTCCTTCACCGCGTGCTTCTCCAGGGCGAGCAGTTCCATCTCGTCGAGGAGGTGGTTGATCGAGTGCTGGAGGGTCGGGGCCCCGCGCACCTGACTCGGCGAATCCGGCTCGAAGATGTGCAGCATGAATCCTGCTTCGAGGTCCTGGAATCCACCGTCGTCATCGAGAAGGCGGTAGGCGGTCGGGCGGCCAACCGGATCGAGCTTCACGCCGTCGATGGTCTCGTCCTCGCCGTCGTCCCCGATCCGGTGGGCCTCGATGAGCTGGAGCCTCGGCAGGCCGGTATCATCGAGCACGCGGTGGACGAAGATCTCGCCGTCAGTGTCGATGGCGCGGCAGGCAAGGTGCTGGCACTCCGGGAAGTTGAAGCGCCCGGTGATGTCGGCGCGGCGCGCCCACCGCTGGAAGTAGTCCTCGGCGGCCTTGTTCCATTCCGGGTCGGGCGAAAGCGCCTGCGGGCGGATGCCGTCACCCACCGCGTAGAGGGCCATGTTGCCGACCAGCTCGCGGAAGAACCCCGAGTTTTTTACCAGGTAGCGCGACCGCCGCACGAGTTCGCTGCGCACCGAAGCGGTGAGGTCGAACTTCGCGTCCTGTGGGGCGGCACCGGGCACGCTCCCCCGGCGCGGCGATGCGTTCGCCGATTCGTAGGGACCCGTGCCGAAGAGCAGCCGGACCGCGATGCGCTGGAGCAGGTTCATTTCGCGAGGTAACCGGAGATGAAGGAGACCGATGCCTGACCGGGTGGCGTGCCGTAAGTGTCGGGGTCGAGCACCCGGAGTGCGTGGGCGCATTCCTCCAGCACCTGATCGACCGGCATGGTGAATTGCTTGTCGGCAGAAGTGCCGGAATCGCTCCAGTTCATGAGGGTCTTGCCCTCAAGGAGGAACTCCTTCGCCCGCGCCTGGATGGCGAGCACCTCGGCGACGGTGAAGGCGGTGACGAAAAGTCCGCGGGCCATGTGCCAGCGTCCGGTGTCAAGCGACGGCCCGACCGTCCTTCACCCGCTGGCGGGCCTGGGCGAGCGTGATGCCCATCTTCAACTGGAGGTGGGGCTTGTCCTTGAATCCCTTCCAGCTCCCGCCCCATTCGAGGCCCAGTTCCTCGCCGATTCGGCCGCAGCGTTCCATGAGCGGGCTGTCCCAGAGCGGCTGGCCCCGGTCATCGAAGACGACGAAATCCCAAGCGACCCCGAAGTTGTGCCACGAGTAGCCCGGGCGGGCGTTGGTCACCTTGTCGCCGGGAGCCGTGCGGCCCTTGGCGTAGAGCGCGGCCTGTTCCTCGTAGGTGCGAGTGCCGCAGATGACCTTCACGTTGATGCCGACCTCAAGGCACTTCCTCAACCACTCGTGGGCCTTCCGCTGGGCGTTCGGAACGAGGGTGGCGAGGTTCTTCTCGGAGCGCGGGTCGAACTCGGCGGTGGCCTGCTTCGGGGCCGGTTTCGGCGTTCCGAGTCCGAGACGGTCCGCGACGGCGTTGGCGGTGATCGGACCCGGAATGCCATCGGCGGTCACGCCGACGAAGGCCTGGATCTTCTTCCAGATCGTCTTGCTCATGGCCGGGGCCGGGCGTCAACCGGGGCTCACTTGGTGGCCTGCGGCTCGATCACGACCTCGATGCGGCCGTCCGGCAGGACACGGAACTCGCCCTGCTCGGTGACGATGGAACCGGAGAACGGCGGCACGCTGGAGCAAGCGTTGAGGAGGGCGGCGATAGTGCAGAGAATGAGGATGCGTTTCATGGCTCCCCGGAGTCGTCGTCAACCGACTCGGGCTCCTTCACCGCCTCCTGGCCGATGAGCTTCAGCATGAACGCGGCGACGACCTGAAGGCACTCGGTGTCCCAAAGGTGGTTCGGCCTGCTGCCGATTCGCTCCCAGATCCAGCGACCGTTCTTCTTGATCCGCTGCTCGCTTTCCATCTGCGCGAGGTATTCGTCGTCGATGTCCTCGGGCACCTCCCACACCGGTCCTTTGTCCGGGTCCTGGTTTCTGCGGAGCCGCGCCAGCGCGTCCTTCACGTTGAGGTTGCTCCAGTAGTAGAGGTCGCAGGTCGTGCCCTTGCCGATGGCGATCTTGCGCTTCGGGGAATAGAACCGCAGCACGCTGCGACCGCCTTTCACCTTGTGAACGAACGAGGTCCGCTTGTCGCCGGCCATCGCGATCCAGTGCCGTCGGCCGCACTCGCGATACACGTCGTAGGCGTTGTAGCCCGCATCGACGAAGACGAGGTTCGGGTGGATGGCGAAGCGTTCCTGGATGGCTTCGAGGTCGGTCCACGTGAGCGCCTTCTCGTCCCACACTAGGCGCGAGGATCCGTCGGCGGCCCAGGCACGCACCAGCACCCAGAAGTGGTCCATCTGCACGTCCACCGTCATGATGACCAGCCGGGTGACCGCCTTCTCCGGATCGTAGGGCACCGGCATGATGCGTCCGGCGGCGTCCACCCCGGCGGTCATCTCCCAGTCCTCGCCCTTGAGGTAGCCGCCGGGGACGATCTCCAGCTTGTAGTCCTCCAGATACTCGCGCCATGCCAGCGCCAGCCGCTTCTGGTAGAACTGCTGGATCAGGGTCACGTCTCCCTTCCGAGCCGCCGCCTTCGCCCGCAGGTAGAGTTCGGCCAGCTTGCCCCAGCTCATCGCGCACAGCGCGTTCCACTGGAACCCGGCGTTCTCCTTCGGGGCGTTCGGGTTGGTGACGACGTAGCGGCCGGTCGCATTGAGTTCCCGCCGCACCCGATCAGTGTCCTCAAAGTAGTGGTTGCACGACGCGCAGCCCATCGAGGTGGTGTCCCGCACCTTCTGGAAGTCCCACTCGCCGTGTTCGTCGCGGGCGT